ACTTTTTGCCACATTTTCTGTGAAATTAAGTAAAGTCGTATTATCAAAAGGTAAATCAATGTTTCGTGCGGTTGGGGTATTGCTATTTAATATTGTTTTAGTTGCGGATATTGTGGCTAGAATAAATCTATCGTTTGTACCCTGTATTCCCTGACTATTGTTAGGTATGATTAAAGTTTTAAAGAAATCAGTATTAAAAAAATCACAATTCAATGTGTAACTAGTTCCTTCAAATATTTTTTCAATATATTCCTTTACAAATAATGCAGGTCTAAATGTATAAACACTAAAATCATCTTTATTTGAGCTTACATCTCCGTAATCAATTAATGGATAATAGTAACCTGAACCTGTAATACTATCCCAACTATTTTGAATAGTAGTTACATTCCAAGTATGATTATACTCGCTGAAATCTAAATCCTCTAAACGCTTGTTACCTAGTTCAGTTATAAAACCACTAAGTTCTCCAAATACTGCACATTGGTATTGTATCTCTCCTCTAAAGTTTTGTATTTCTAATATGCGTATAACTCCCTTGAATATTTGTATTTTATCAATATATACAACGCAGTTAGCACTCTCAGCAGGACTAAAGTTAGTATTCACATTAGGCAAATCCATGTTGTGGTCATGATGCATATTTAAATCAAATGCAAAACCTAATATCTTATTGTTATTTGCGGTAGATGGTATAGTAATAGTCCTACTAAATGATGTGTTCTTAGTTCCGAAACTAGCAACATCATCAACAGTATAGGTAAAGTCAGTACTTATATCTTGAAATAAATCTAACTTATAATTTTCTACATATATCTCAGTCCTTATCATTATCTAAATTGGCTGTTTAAATATTTACCTACTTCTACTTCTAAATCAAAGTTAAATAATCCATCTGCAACTTTATATTTATACTGATAGTTTGTATTTCTAATTGTTACAGGGAAGAACGCACCTTGCACCTCCATATAAACAATAGGAGAAGCTACTAATTGTGCTAACCAAGCAAAGTCTTGGTCATTAACCCAATCACTTGTTAATTGATAATAATCAGTATGTTGCACCGCAAAGTTATAAGTAGTTTCATTATACTTATTGTATGCATCTATATTGGTCATTGTTCCATTTGATAATTGATAGGGGTTTCTGCGGTAACTTGCTCTTTGGAACTCACTTCTTCGTCTATTGACAAGTCGAAATGCCATTGTATCATATCCACCAAGTCGGTTGAGGAAATGTAAGTTATATTGTCTAAACTTGGGGTTACATACTTGCCTGAATCGTAATACCCTAGTAACTGCTGCCCCACGCGTAATATAAACATTGTAAGCGTATGTGTTTTCTGTTATTAATGTTGTTCCTGCCCATTCATTGATTGCACCTGCTTGGAAGTTAAATAAGTTAAACTGCCCTGTCATAGTTAAATCCCCACTTACTGAGGTTTGAACTGCGTTACTTTCGTTTATAGTTTCTACCCATAATTTATAACTACCACTTGTTATTTTTAGGAAGCTAATAAAAAATTGGTCGCCATATTCAATAGGAATATCGGTATTATCTCTATCACATAACCAATCATCTGTGTAATTTTCAATTAGTAAGTTATCATAATAGTCCGATAAAACTAAAGGTATATCTCCGTTCTCAGTAAATATATCTCCGAATAAAGGAGCATAGTAATTGTAAGCAGAATAACTACCACTTGCTAGGTCTGCAACTACCGCACCACTTACCTCCTCGCCTATTTTCACTTGATAATCCACCTTAATTTTATCGTTAGAGGCTACTAATACGCTACTGCCTGAAGGCTCAAAGTAATTGGATACATATGCCCTTACCATAGGAGAAGCGTTAAAAACACCATAAGAACCTTCTCCACTTGGAGCAGGGAATACCTTACTTCTAGTTACCTGTGAACCATTAATGTATACATCATACACAAACTTAAAGTTAGTAGTTCCGCTATTAGTTGAGGAAGCTACAAACCATAGGTCATCATGCATACTTGCGTATGTTGCAGGAACACTACTAATTGTTATTGCCATTATTGTTAGTTTTATTAACCATTTGTTTTACTTGTAAATCTATATCTCTAGTTAAAGCCAAAGCTATTGTATCATAAAAGTCAGCATCAAATACTTTCTCTACTGATTTGCCTACGAAATTAGTTGTTCTCAAACCATCTCGTTTAATTGCAAAGGCAGTCATTGTAGCTATATCTCGTAAGGTCAGCTTTTTAGGTATTGAACTTATTTTTTTATTTTTAGATTGTGATGCAGATAAGTTTTTCTTTTGGCTTTCCGTTCTAACCTTTGCCTTACCTAACTTGTACCATTCCTCTAATGACTTAATCATTTTCTCGTTAGGATATGGGCTTCTAAATTTGTAAGGACTATTTAATACATTTTTAGGTCTTGCATTTACTCCTCCAAATCCTTTAACACCCTTATCTACAAATCGGTAGTAAACTGCCGCAGGGTTTTTCTTATCATAACCCAATATCATCTCATAATCATTGCCAAACTTAGTTACCTTAGGAGTAATTAGTTCGGTAATTGCACCTGTTGCAACTGCTCCTGCACTTTCTAATTCCTGTTGTGCTACCTGATTAAACAATGTACCATAATACATTAGCACCTCCTCAAAGGTTGGGTATTCGCCTATCTTATAGACATCATACTTATCCCCTAATGAGGCTAGAAATCCATCTGCAAGTGCTTGTGCTTGTGCTTTTGCTTCACTCATAAACTTAAATAGCCAAATAAGTCCTAAATACCGCACATGAAAAACCCCCACTATAGAAATAGCAGGGGAATCATCTATGTCAAACTTAGGATGCGGCAACCCTAATTCCTTAATTTCTTCATTTGTTCTCTATCATAACTGCTTTTGGCTTTCATATATGCCATTGTATTTAGTGCTTCTATTGTACTCATTTCAAATACTGCTTTAACGCTGATATTTTCCTGCTCGGCAATAAGCCTTGCGGTATATTGCCATCCATAGATGCGTATAAAAGAGTTACTACCGAATCCGCTTCCTCCTGCGTCATCCCCATCCTCACCATCTCCTCCGTCATATAATCCTTTGAAACTTCTATCCAATTTCTGTATACTTGATAAAAAAAAACCAAGGTATGATACACATCCACAAACTTTGCTTCCTGCATATCTAAACTATATTGTTCGTGTTTACTTGCATCATAAACATCATCTACCCATCTGCCTAACCAATTCCTTTTTTGAGGCATAACCATTGACGCTGATATTTTATGCAGGTTAGCTACTACATCCTTACCAAATACCTTGCTTTCAATATACCTAGCAAATGGCATATCCTTTATGTTATAGATAACTCGATACCTTCTGCCATTAACCTCAATGTATTTAACAGGTTTACCTGTAATATCTTCCTTTAAGAATTTTAGTTTTGCCCTTTCCTTTTTTAAATCCTCCAAAGGCAAACTATCTATTTGGTATTGTGTCATACCTGTTAGGATAGATATTAGTTTATAGTCCACATCTATCTCAGTCCATTCCTTATCAGGTTTAGTCATGATAGGAATTATCTGCTGATATTGCCAAAGGGTTATTTCTTGCCACATAGTCTTTTGATTTCAAAGTATGTATGTGCAAATATATACAATAAACATGCCAATGGCACACTTATAATAAAAAACTTTACTAGTTGTAATGCTTTCATAGTTTTATGTTTAATCATTTGAAACATAGTTCATAAAATAATACTTCTTGCCATCGCAGTTTAAATCAGGATAATTTTTAGCACTATTATACGCTCCTTCTATTTGATTTCTTTCTTTTTCAAGTAATCTTGTTTCATTATTTCCAAGCCAAGCATCAAAATTGTCAATTTTATCTGGAGAATACCAAGCTTCAATTATTTCTTGCATTGCTGTTTTCATAGATTGTTTTTTAAATATACCCCCACCTTTAACATAACCAACACCACTTAGTTAATAATAAAAGTTAGGCAGGGGTAGTATTTATTTTTTAATAAAATGTATTTCTATATTTGAGGAAGTTATATCTTCTCCTACAATATTACATATTTCTTCCCAAATGTAATCCTTAGCAAAATCCTCATAGTATAAATTTAATACATTTTTTTTGCTTTCTAATGCCTTAACCTTATCCCTTAGTAATTCATTCTCTAGTTCTAAGGTATCAACATAGCTTCCAAGTCTAGTCATGTTTATTAATTTTAGCTTGGTCAATTTGATTTTCTGCTTCCTTATCTGCTTCTAACTCCTCCTCATCTTCTTCCTCCCAATCGCAATGTTCTAAACATATAGGGCATAAATCAATTTCAGTAAATGTGCTTTCTGCACCGCAACAAGTTGATATTGCCATAACTATAGGTTTTCAATTAATGCAGTTAGTAATAAAGCACCTCCAATGATAATAAAAAACCAAACCATACCTAAGGAATCTTTCTCGTATTCCTTTTGCATTTTTGCGTAATGCTCTAATTGTTTTTCTTCTTTTGTTTTTAATCTGTTTGCCATGATGTTTTTTTTAATTTAAAAAATTGTGCGTTGGAGAGTCGCACCCCTCAGGGGATTCTTAAAATTAATTATTCTCTACTATGAAATCAAATATTTCTGCATCAATCTTTCTTTTAACATCAAAATTTCTCATATTCATACCATGTAAGACCTCGTTAAAAGCATTGTATCCTAACCACATATTAGGAGCAACCCCTAGATTTTGAGCTTCATTTTGGATAATTTCCATTACACTGAGAGCCTTTTTGCTAGGTTCAGGGTTCTTGTCGCTTGTTTCAAACTTAAATAAATTGATATGTTCTGCAGTTATTTGCACAAATTGCTCCAAATCATATATAGGTCTTTCTGCTAATACCTCGAATTTCTTTTGGATTTCATAATATTCGTTCTTCATAAATACCTCGATAATTTCATCCATCTTAGGTAAAACTACCTCAGCAATCTGCCCAATGTGCTTTACTGAGAAGCCTATATCAATTTGGCTAACATGCAAACCATTTGAGCATACCTCACGAAAGAAACCAAAATTACCTGTGGTCTTGCAGGAACCATCATAGCTATTTACAAATCTAAGCATTGGCTTGATTTTGTCTGCTTTGGTTTTTACATTTACATGATAGCTTTCATCTTCCAATATGTAATCTACTGCAAACTGCCTATTGTTTTTATTAATAGACCTAGTTAAATACTTGATGTCTGCATTGATTAACTTCTCCTCAACGGCTAGGAAGAAATTCTCGTTAGGTAAATGAGCATAGGTATTACTTACTACATTTACTATTTGGTTTTCGCAAACAATAGCCTTAGACTTACTGCTAATTGTTTCTAAACCTGTCAATTCGCTTAGGCTTTGCACTGAGGAATTAACTAATACATTGTCTTGTTCTAATTTTTTGATGTTCATAAAATATAGGTTTTTTATTTATATCTTAAAATTAGATAGAAATGCCATAGGTCATACCAAAAAGCACCAAAAAGTTCCAAAAAAGTATAACTTATTGATTTACAATAGCTTAAACAAAGCTATATTTGCCCTCAGATACATTATTTAGGGCATTTAAGCATACATATCGCACCGCATCTATACTATGGTTAAGGAAATCCACAGGCTCGTTCTCTAGCCTTCCATCCCTGTTTTGCTTCCATTTATAGTTATTTAGTTCCTTTTTGAGGTTGTGGCTTCTTTGAGTAACATTCAATTTGTAGCGTTTAAGGATATTTATGGATTGTTTAATACTATCCCTACCCTTTGAAGCAGGTTCCACATTCCATCCGTATCCTTGCAACTCCGAGATACTTTTAGGCTCTGCGGAATCTGCAATGATTCTCCCTGAAACTGACAATTCTCGCATCCTGTCAGATATTCTAACATTCAAAAGACCTTTCTCATAAATTAATTCATCCAATACCAATTCTCCACTTTGACTATAAACTGCAATAAGGGCAGTAGGGTCGTTGGTAAATCCAAAGTCTAATCCATATCCTATTAGTTTAGCATCCAAGCTAACATTTGTAATTACATTGTAATCCCTAAAGATAACTCCCTCTAATTTACCTGTCAATCCTCTAGCATATACCTTCCACAATTCCTCATCCTCAATCGCTTCTATCTTCTCGTGTATTTTTGCATCAAGGAAAGGGTTGTGCCTATGG